TTGCTACAGAAACATTAACTATTGGTGGCTCTGCTGGTTCTACAAGTTTTATCAGAGTATTTAGAGCAAAAATGGTTAATGCTAATACAGGTGACGCAAATGTAGGAACAATTACAATAACAGTTTCATCAACAACAGTAGCACAGATACAACCTACCTATGGTCAAACATTAATGGCTGTTTATACTGTACCTAGAAAACACCAAGCATATTTAGTTCAAAAAGATATTGGAAGTTCTAAAGATTTAGAAAATGAAATTAAATTTAGAATTAAAGAAATAGATAATGGTAATGTATGGAATACTAGATCATTTATTACAACCAGAGGTGGCTTTGTAGAAAAGAATTTTGCTGTACCAGAAATTATTAATCCAAAAACTGATATAGAAATGAGAGCTAAATCAAGTGCAACATCATCTATTAGTGCTGGGTTTGAATTAATACTAGAAAAAATAGATCAATCATAGTGGCTAAGTATCAAGGCAGAGCAGTTAAACTTAACAAACCTTTTCGTACTTCTGGGGAAAGAAAAAAGTTTGCTGTCTATGTTAAAGATAGATCTACAGGTAATGTAAAGAAGGTTAGATTTGGCGATCCTAAAATGTCTATTAAAAAGAACAACCCAGCTAGGCAAAGAAGTTTCCTAGCAAGACATGGGGCTATCCTCAAAAAAGTTAGAGGACAAAAAACCTTAGCCCCTGTCTATTGGGCTATTAAATCATGGAGAAAAGGTTTTAATGTATAATGTCAAGAAATCCATTTATAGAAAGATTAGCAGATCAACACGAAGCACAAATTAAAAAAACATTAGAAGATTTAGAAGCAAGAATAATAGCAGATATCTCCAAAGCAGTAAATGAACAGGATATAATTACAACGCAAATAGCAATACAGCTACGCCCAAATATAAGAAGATTTATAGAAGAAACCTATTCCACAGTTGCTGATAGTAATGTTAGGGATTATGATAGAATTGTGACCTCATTCATGGACGAGTTCGGAGAATTAAATATTCCAGATAATTTTAAAACACTAACCCAAGTTGATTTAGATACGATAACAGAATTAAAGTTTCAAAGTTTTAGTGGTTATCAAGATATAGCTAATAGATACCTTACTGAAATAAGTAATAATGTTTATCAAAATGCTATTGCTGGAAAACCTTTTGAGGAAATGGTTAAAGATATTAAAGGCTTAATTACTGGAGATGTAGATAGGCGTGGAAGAACTATGAGTGGTTACGCTTCACAAATAGCCCATGATAGCGTTATGCAATTTGATGGTCAGTTCACAGTTTATAAAGCAAAAGAAGCTGGTTTAAATAAATATAAATATACTGGAACATTAGTAAGAGATAGCCGAGATCATTGTAGAAAACACGTTGGCAAACCTTATACCGAAGAAGAAATAAGAAGAATATGGCAAGGATCTTGGGCTGGTAAAGCTGAAGGCGATCCGTTTATAGTTAGAGGTGGTTATAGATGCCGACACACTTGGTTGCCAGTTGTAGAAATCTAGTTTATACTTAAATAATATCTAAATAAGGAGTTAATTATGGCTGAAGAGCAAAAAACTGAAATTGTTGAAGAAACAACAACAGTAGAACAAGCTACTGAACAAAAAGAAGAAGAAAAAACATTTAATTTAAAACAAAATGATTTGGAGAGAATAATTCAAAAAAGAATAGCTCAAGAAAGATCAGCACTAGAAAAAAAGTATTCTGGTATTGATCCAGAAGAAGCTAGGAAATTAAAACAAGAAAAAGAAGAACAAGAAGTTGAACGTAAAAAACAACGTGGAGAATTTGAAGATTTATTAAAACAACAAGCAGATAAGTTTAACCAAGAAAAATCTCAAATGCAAAAACAATTAGAGCAAATAAAAATAAACGATGCTCTAGTAAACTCCGCAGTTAAGAATAAAGCAATCAATCCAGAGCAAGTAACAAACCTTCTCAAAGGAAAAGTTAAACTAAATGATGATGGAAGAGTAGAAGTTCTTGCAGAAAATAATCAACCACGTTATAATTCTAAAGGCGAATTATTGAGTGTAGATGATTATGTTCAAGAGTTCATAACACAGAACCCTCACTTTCAAGCGGCAACTCCTTCTGGGAGTGGAAGTAAGGCGAATGTTGGTAAGGTTGACGCAAGACCGTTTAATATTGCAGATTTAGATATGAGTAAGGCTGAGGATAGAAAAGCGTATGCGGATTATCGCAAACAACGTGATTCTAAACCAGCTATAATTAACCAATAACCAAATAGGAGTCTAAAATGGCTAACGAAAGTACCAGTTCCACATTATCGGAACTATATACGGAAATTGTTGCTGAAGCTGAGTTCGTAATACAAGAGAAATCTTTAATGATGAACCTAGTAAAAAATTACACTATTGCTGGTGGCGGAAAATCTGTAGAAGTACCGATTTATTCTGCTATTGCGGCGGCGGCTGTTGCTGAAGCGACAGATTTGAGCAATAGTGCTGTAGATCCAAGTTCAGTAACGATCACAGCAAGTGAAGTTGGGGTAATGACGACTTTAACTGACCTAGCGAGAAACTCTGCACCAAGAAATGTTGTAGCTGACATCGGAAGATTATTCGGTGAAGGTATTGCTAAAAAAATGGATCAAGACTTAATTGCTCTATTTGATGGCTTTTCAACTACTCTAGGTGATGGAACAACTGCAATAGCGGCATCTTCAATCTTTAATGCGGCATCTACTTTAAGATCTGCTGGATTACCGATTGACGAATGTGTAGCAGTATTGCACCCAAAAATTGCTTATGATTTAAAAGCTAACTTAACAAATACTTTTGCAAATCCAAATGCTGGTGACTTACAAAATGAAGCTATGAGAAATGGTTTCGTAGGAACACTTGCTGGTATTAAAATATTTGAAACTTCAAATATGGCTAATACTGGTACTGCTGGTGATTACAAAGGTGCTGTTATGCATAAAGATGCTTTAGCTTTAGCAACTATGCAAGGTATTAAGATTGAAACGCAAAGAGACGCAAGTCTTAGAGCGGATGAAATCGTTGCTACTGCTGTATATGGCGTAGGCGAATTACATGATAGTTATGGTGTAGAAATGCACTTTGACTCTTCAATCCAATAATTATAATGGGGGCTTTATGCCCCCTTATTCTAGGAGTTTATGATGATTAAATTAATTAGAGGTTCAAAAATAATTCAACGATCTGATGATAATTGGAAAAGAAATAAAAAGAATTGGGAATTAAGAGGTTTTAAATTGTATAGTGAAGAAAAAGAGAGTAAACCTAAAAAAAAGAAAAAGGCAAAAGATGATGTGTGAATGTAACGGAAATTGTATCTGCGGTAAATAATGACTACGACAGTTTTTAGTGTAGCATTATCTAATTTGCAAGAATACCAGCCAGACATAGCTGGATTTGGTATTGCTTCATGGGATACACAATTACAACACGCTGAAGATGATGTTATCAGACAAGTTCGTGAAGAATGGTGGGAAAGATATCGCCACACAGTAAGATATAAAGATATAACAAAGATAACTTCTGTAGAATTAGACAGTTCAAAGTTAGTGCCAGCACAATTTATTAGAGCAACATGTTATAAAGCATTTGCAGAATATATATTTCCTCAACTTACAAAATGGCGTGATCCAGATACTGGAGAAGGTAAAGATACATTCCAAGTGCAAATTGATTATTATAGATCAAAATATGCAGAGGAGTTTCAAGCTGTTCTTCGTGATGGAATAAGTTATGATGAAAATTCTGACAGTATTATTCAAGACACAGAAAAAGAACCTATTCATACATTACGCCTTGTTAGGTAATGGTCGCTGACGTTAAAATCACAGCAAACACAATAGATGTAAGTAACTATATAAAAAAAGTTACTAAAACTATTCCTAGAGATATTCAAAAAGGATTAGCACAGGCATCATTATTTGGTATTCAACAAATCACAGAAAAGACACAAAAAGGTCAAATGCCAGATGGTGGAAGATTTAGACCTTATTCAAAAAGAACTAAGAAAGATAGAGCTAAAAGAGGGCGTCAAATATCATTTGTAGATTTAACAGATACAGGCAGAATGTTTAGATCATTAACAAATAAAGTAACAAGAAATAAAGCTAGTTTATTCTTTCGTAGACAAGAAGAAAATAAAAAGGCTTTCTTCCATGATACAGGACATGGTAAAATGCCACAAAGACCTTTCTTTGCTATTGGACGTAGAGACGAAGATAAGATAAGAAAGATATTCTTTAGGGCTATAAAACTATGAGTAAACGAGAAGATATTGCTGGAGATATAATTACTAAGCTAACTGCTGTTAGTTCGCCTATCACGTTTAAAAAGATCACTAGAGAGCCATTTGAACCAGAAGAATTAGCAGATCCACAGTTCCCAAGCTGTTATATACAAACAGGTGATGAAACTAGGGAAATGTTATCTCTAGGCGAAGTAGGAACAGGTAAACGATCTGGCACAATAGATTTTTTAATTGTAGGTTTTGTTAAAGGTACAGATACCAATATAGATACGCTACGCAATCAACTCATAGAAGTAGTGGAAGAAACATTGGATAATGACATTACAAGAAACGGAAATGCTTTAAATACCCAGATAATTGAAGCCAATACAGATGAGGGTGTACTTTTTCCTTACGGTGGTGTTAGAATTGTGGTAAGAGTTTTTTATGAATTTGTTAGAGGTACTGCATAATGGCTAAAAGAATTAAAATTTATTTTCCAAATGGCAAAGATCAAATTGAAATCTATGATGACCAATTAGAAAAATATCTTGCAAATGGTTTTAAAAAAGATAAAAAAGTTTCTAGATCAGCTTCAAAAAAAGTTGAGGTTGAGATTAAACCAGAAGAAAACAACGAGGAGTAAATTATGGCAACTCATGTAGGTACAAGCGGTGTTGTAAAAGTTGGAGCAAATACTGTTGCAGAGGTGACAGGGTTTACTTTAAATGAAACACAAGACACAGTTGAGGATACTAGCTTAACTGATTCAAAAAAATCATATATTGCATTAAGAGGCGATGCTACTGCAACTATTGAATGTCACTGGGACGAAACTGATACTAGTGGTCAAGAAGCATTAGATGTAGGCACAAGTGCAACTATTGAATTATATCCAGAAGGTGCAGATAGTGGTGACGCTTATTATACTGGTACTGGAATTGTAACAGGTGCTGACGTAGCAGTTACAATGGACGGAATAATTTCAAGAACACTTAATATTCAATTTAGTGGTGGAGTAACTCACAGCACAGTATAAGGATTAAATGCCAGAAAAAATTGATTTTTTTCAAGGTGTCAAAGATCACTTTGAAAGTTTAGAAGTTAAAATAATAGAAGTTCCAGAATGGGGTTTAGAGGGCGACAGAGCAATTTATGTTCGCCCTTTTACAATGAACGAGAAAGCACGAATATTTAAGGGTGCTAACGACTCAGATTTAAATGTATTAGTAGATGTAATAATCCAAAAATCAGAAACTAAAAGCGGTGAGAAAATGTTTGATCTCTCTCACAAGCCTAAGTTTAAAATGAAAGCTGATACTGATGTTATTTCTAGAGTTGCTTCAGAGATACTTGCACAAGATAGTATTTCTGACCTTAAAAAAAAGTAAACTCAGACCCAGAACTATTTAACGTATTAGCATTAGGAGAACGCTTGCATATGTCCGTTAGAGATGTATTGCAAATGCCTGTTCAAGAGTTTAATATGTGGTTAGCATATTTTCAGTTACAACATGAAAAAGCTGAACAACAACAACGAATGAATAAATAATGGCTACAAAACGAGTTAATATAGACATAGTTGCTAAGGATAAATCCCAACAGGCACTAAATAAAGTTCGTGGTAGTTTAGATAAAGTAAAAGCATCAGTATTTAATGTAAGAAATGCATTAGCTGGTTTAGGTGCTGGATTAGTAATTCGTAATCTAGTAAATACAGGTCAAGAAATAGAATCATTACAAGTTAGATTAAAATTCTTATTTGGTACAGCAGAAGAAGGAGCAAAAGCCTTTGATAATATGGCAAAATTTGCTTCTAAAGTTCCTTTTAGTTTAGAGCAAATACAACAAGGTGCTGGAGTTTTATCTGTAATATCAAAAGACGCTAACGAGCTATCTGATATTATGGAAATTACAGGTAATGTTGCGGCAGTTACAGGTTTAGATTTTAAAACTGCTTCAGAACAAATACAAAGATCATTATCTGCTGGAATTGCAAGTGCAGATTTATTTAGAGAAAGAGGCGTCAGAGATTTACTTGGTTTTAAAGCTGGTGCTACAGTAACAGCAGAAGAAACAGCAGAAGCATTTAAAAGAGTATTTGGTAAAGGCGGTCAATTTGGTGACGCAACAGGAGAGTTAGCTAAAACATTTGAAGGTACGCTTTCAATGATTGGCGATAAATTTTTTAATTTTAAGAAAACAATTTTAGAAGCTGGTTTTTTTCCAGAATTAAAAAAACAGTTTGGGGATTTAGATGATTTTTTAGAAGAAAATGGAGAAACAATAGATAAAATTGCAACTAAAATTGGAAAAGGATTAGCACAAGCAACAAAAACAACTGCAGATACTGTAAAGTTTTTATCAGATAATTTTGAAACATTAAAAGGAGTATTAACAACTATAATTGCATTAAAAGTAGCTTCATTTTTTTATGGAATAGCAACTGCCGTAGGTGCCGCAAATATAGCATTAGTAACTTTTAATAGAACTGCTTTCGTTACAAAAGGAAGATTAGGACTATTAACTTCCGCAATGGCATTATTTAATGGCGAGTTTGGTTTAATGGCTAAATTAGAACAAGATCAAGCAGACGCTAAAGAAAAAAGTTCCAAAGAAAGTTCAAAACAAACTGAACATATGAGGAAAGCTAATGAAGTTTTAAAACAAAATAATGAAGAAAACACAAAAGCTATAGACATAATAAAAGAATATAAAAATGGTTTAGTAGATTTAAATATTCAACAAGCAAGAATGGAAGATGTTCAAACAGGAATGTCTGATAGAGATTTAGAAAAAGTAAAAGAAGTTAATAAACAAAGAAAAGAAGGTGTAGAATTTTTAAAAAAATTAAACGCAGAAAATAAAGAAGAATTAAAAATTATTGAAAAAAATTATTATGAAAAATTTACTGAATCTATGTCTAAACGATATAGAAAAGAACAAGAACTAATTAGAATTACACGAAAAGAACAAGAAGCTATGAATGAAGCATACACAAAAGCTATGCTAGAAAGAGGTCGTATTAATGATGAAGTAATGA